TGCAATATTGCTTTTGACAGTAAACTAAAAATACTTGGTGTATTTGAAGATTATGAGAAGCATAAAATTTATAAAAGTATGCTTTCTGAAATGAATGATTTCAAACAACAAATGACAGAAAGCCTTACTTATCTTGAATCAGACAGTTCATTACCTAAATTACAATATTTCAATGAAGATGGTTCACAAGAATTTTGGACAGATGATACTGATATGAAGAGTAAAGTATTAACTGATCTTAAAAAGGATTTGTTAAGCCTTAACCAAAAAATTGATGAATTGAATAAAAAAATAAGTGAATTGAATTATGATTCATCAATTGAAGAAAAAGCAAAACAAATGACTTTGGAGAAACTTAATAGTCAAGATAAATGAGTGTACAGAAAACATTAAAAGATGTAATCAAAGATGAATACAAGAGATGTCTTGTAGAACCTATGTATTTCATGAAGAAATACGTAAAGATTCAACATCAAACAAGAGGTATTATTCCATTTGAATTGTATCCATTCCAAGAAGAAACACTACAAGACTTTATTGATCATGATAGAAATATTGTACTAAAGTCCCGTCAAATGGGTATTTCTACACTTGTTAGTGCGTATGCTTTATGGACAATGATATTTAATCCAGGCAAAAACGTATTGATTTTATCTACTGTACAAAATACTTCAAAGGAAATTGTATCAAAAATAAGACTTGCAAATAACAATCTTCCTAGTTGGTTGAAAGTACCAACAGTTGAAGATAATAGACTATCATTGAAGTTTAAAAATGAATCAAGAGTTCTTGCCGCCTCTTCAGCTGCTGATAGCGCACGTGGTTTCAGTGCTTATTTGCTTGTAATGGATGAATGTGCATTCATTGAAAACGCAGAAGAAGTTTGGACATCTGCTCAACAAACAATGGCTACTGGTGGTAGAGCTATTTTATTAAGTACACCAAACGGTGTAGGTAATTTCTTCCATCAAATGTGGGTTGACGCAGAATCAAAGAAGAACACATTTAAAACAATTAGATTAAAGTGGGATAGACATCCAGAAAGAGATCAATCTTGGAGAGATAGACAAACTGCTGAGTTGGGTATTAAACGTGCTGCACAAGAATGTGATACTGAATTTTTGTCTTCTGGTAATACTGTAGTTGATACTGCAATTATTGAAAATTATAGACACGACAAATGTAAAAGTCCAGTAGAAATGCGTGGAGGAGATCATGGATATTGGATATGGGATTATCCTGATTATAGTAGAGATTATATAGTTGCTGCGGACGTTGCAAGAGGTGATGGTGCGGATTATAGTGCGTTTCATGTTATTGATGTTGAAACAATGACTCAAGTTGCGGAATATAAAGGTCAAATAGGCACTAAAGATTATGGTAATATGTTGGTGAGTGTAGCTACAGAGTATAACAATGCTTTATTGATCGTAGAAAATGCAAATATTGGATGGGCAGTATTACAACAAATAATAGACAGACAATATCCAAATACATTCTATAGTAGTGCAGATCTACAATATGTAGATGTAGAAAAACAATTGACAAATAAGATCAATAGAGATGAAAAAAAGATGATTCCTGGATTTACCAATAGTCAAAAAACAAGACCACTATTGATTTCAAAATTGGAAAGTTATTTCAGAGAAAATTTAGTAGAAGTACGTTCAATTAGATTAATTGATGAATTATCAGTATTTATTTGGGATTCAAATAAAGCAACTGCAATGAGAGGATATAATGATGATTTAGTTATGTCATTGAGTATTGGGTTGTGGGTAAGAGATACAGCATTAAGATTAAGACAACAAACTATGGATTTAAATAGATCAATGTTAGGTGGAATATCTAGAGCAGGTGGTAGTCAGAATGTATATAAACCACAATCATTAAAGAGTCAAGAAGCTTGGCAAATGAACGTTGGATTAACAAATGATAAAAAAGAAAATCTAACTTGGTTACTCTAATATACTTATATATATAACTTATGGCAAATGAAGAATTTCAAATATTAAAGCAAAGATCTCTTTTCTCCAAGTTAAGAAGACTGTTTTCCACTGATACAATTGTACGCAATGTAGGTGGTAAGAAATTGAAGGTAGTTGATACAGATCAAGCAATGTATGCAACTGACCGTAATACACTTAGAGATCGTTTTAATAGAATCAGAACCAGTGCATATAATCAATACAGCAGAGATTTTACATTAAGTTATCAAGCTGCACGTATTGAATTATTCCGTGATTATGATACAATGGATATGGACCCTATCATTTCATCTGCACTAGACATTTATGCAGATGAATGTGTTACTAAGAATGAATTGGGTGATATTTTAACAGTCCATTCAGAAGATCAAAACATCAAAGAAATTCTAAATAATTTGTTTTATGACATATTAAATATTGAGTTTAATATGTGGAGTTGGACTAGAAACTTAGTTAAATATGGTGATTTTTATTTGAAGTTATACATTAGTCCTGAATATGGTGTATACTTTGTTGAACCAATGAGTTCTTACAATGTTACCCGGGTTGAAAATAGTGATTTAAATAACAAGAATTATACAAAATTCCAAGTTAATTTGCCTGAAGGTGGTAAGATTGAAGAACTTGAAAATTATCAAATTGCACACTTTAGATTATTGAGTGACAGTAATTTCTTGCCATATGGTAAGAGTATTATTGAAGGTGGTAGAAGAGTATGGAAACAATTATCATTGATGGAAGACGCAATGTTAATCCACCGTGTAATGCGTGCTCCAGAAAAGAGAGTGTTTAAAGTTGACGTTGGTAATATTCCGCCACAAGAAGTAGATCAATATATGCAAAAGTTGATGGACAAGATGAAAAAGGTTCCATATATTGATGAAAAAACAGGTGATTATAATTTACGTTTTAATTTACAAAACATGGTAGAAGACTTTTATCTACCAGTACGTGGCAGTGATAGTGGTACTAGCATTGAACCATTAAGTGGCATGGAATTTACTGGTATTGATGACATTCAATATCTTCGTAACAAGATGTTAGCCGCATTAAAGATTCCTAAAGCATTTTTGGGTTATGAAGAAGATTTGAGTGGTAAAGCAACTCTTGCAAGTGAAGACGTAAGATTTGCTAAGACTGTTAATAGAGTACAAAGAATTTTAGTTAGTGAATTGACAAAGATTGCAATCATTCATTTGTATGCACAAGGATATAAAGATTCTTCTCTAGTCAATTTTAGCTTGGAATTAACAAACCCATCCGTAATTTTTGAAAAAGAAAAAGTTGCAATTTGGAGTGATAAAGTAGCCGAGTTCAGAAAAATGATATTGTTGATGATGCTAAACAAAATTATAGATTCAAACAAATTGAAGAAGAAGGCATTGACCCAGCTAAACCATTTAATAAAATTAAGCCAGAAGAAGGTGGATCTGGAGGAGGTCCAGAAGGTGGAGCTGGTCCTGGACCTGAACCTGGTGCTGGTCCTGAAGGAGGCGCATCTGAACCACCACCAGAAAAGTTGGCAGAATATGAAAGACCTTCTCAAGCAGGAAAGAAAAAAGCAAGTGATTATTCATTTGGAGAAGATGTTCTTGGTAACTTAGAAAACAATAGATCTGTTAAAAATACTATTGGACATAAATTTAAAAATGATTCACCTTTGAGTCTTGAAAGATTTGATTCTTATTTGAAGGATTATAAGACTGAAAATAGGGAATTATTGAAAGAATTTAAATCAAAAAACAAACCAAGTTACTTGGATGAAAGTAATATACTATGAAATCACTGAAAGGATTCATAAATATTGTATATAAAATGATTTTTACATAAAAATAACTATATTTATAAAATAACTAGAAAAAGAATATATGCAAATAGCTAAAGCTAAGCACTCTAAATTTAGGAACACAGGCATTCTTTTTGAACTGCTCACTCGGCAAATTACTGCTGATATCCTTGCCGGAAAGGATGAATCTATTGCCAAAACTCTTCTCTTTAAATACTTCAAAGAAAACAAAGAATTAGGTAGAGAATGGCAATTGTATAGCTTTTTATTAAATGAAAAAGCAAAAGATGAAGTACAAGCTGAAAAATACATCAATGTAGTCTTGAAACAAAGAGAAAAAATTGATGATAAAAAGTTAGTTCAAGAGAAATATAATTTAATCAAAGAAATAAAGGAAACTTATCCTATTGAAGATTTGTTGAAGTCAAATCTAAAAAATTATAAGACGTTTGCATCTATTTACAAAGTATTTGAAGACCATGTAAATGACAAAGTGAAGTTTGACATGAATGAGATCATTCAGTCCAGAACAGTCATCACTGAAAATTTATGCGGTAAGAAAAAACAAATTAATGAATCTGAAGATAACTTAATAAACATCTA